TAACAATAGCGTCAAGCATAACGCTTACAGTTAATGGGAACTTGACAATCATATGAGTACTTTACACGTAGAAAACTTAAAAGGTCTTAGCTCTGGCGGCAATGCCAATAAGATTATCGTACCGTCTGGTCAGACGCTTTTAGCAGGTGGACATGTTGTTCAGGTTGCTCAATATACCAGTGCGTCTAATGTCACAAATAGTACAACATCTACTGTACAAGCAATGATAACAGGTACATTTACTCTTAAAAACTCAAGTAATAAAGTTTTAGTAACAATGAATTGTATTACTAGAGCAGGAAGAAGTAGTGCTGCTGGTGTTAGAATTGCTATGTATAGAGGTGCAGTTGCTGACGCATCAAGTGTAAAAATTACAAGTGGTATAGAGCCACAGATTTACACAACAGACAGTGGTACAGAACAATATGCAATAAATTCTTTGCACCACCTAGATACTCCAAACGCTTCGTCTACTACTTATTCTCTTGGTTTTTGGAAACATCCTAGCTCTGGTGATGTTAAAGTTATGGGCGAGTTTTTGAATACTACCATTATTCTTCAGGAGGTGGCGGTATGAGCATCCTAAAGGTAGACACCATAAACGAAAAGACTAGTGGTAATGGTGTGGCTATTCCAGGTCATATTATTCAAATGGTTAATACATCTTGGAGTACTCAAACAGCTATTACATCTCAAAGCGCTACAGCAATAACTGGAGCTTCTTTAGCAATAACTCCAAAGTTTAGCACCAGTAAGATACTTGTTATGGTTAATCTTAGCCTGAGAATTAAAGACCCTGACACTAGTTATGCTAACTGCGGCCTTGAAATTTTAAGAGGCTCAACTCAATTACAAACAATTGCTGGAGATAATTCTGGGCCTTTTGAGATAGGTATTTATGACGTTGGTGGGGGCGGTGGAGAGCTTAACTCTAGATATGCAAATAATATTGTAGATAGTCCTAGTACAACTTCTGCTACAACCTACAGCGTCAAAGGTAAAATATATAGTACTACAGGTCCTACTCTAACTATAAACCAAGGGGATACTACTAATGGACAGTCGTCAATTATATTAATGGAGATAGCCCAATGAGTTCTATCTTAAAAGTTGATACGATACAAACCACCGCAGGGGTGGCTCCTACTACTAAAGATTTAGGTTTTGCAGCAGGGTCAGTTATACAGACACAAGTTGCTAGGTTTAGTGGAGGTTCAGCAAGTATGAGTACAAGTTCTTATACTAGCAGTGGTAGAAGCGTAACTATTACTCCAAGATTTGCTAATAGTTTAATTTTAATAAGGTATACTGCAACTTCATATATTAACAGTGGCACTTATGGATACTTTACATTCTATAGGGGTAGTACAAATTTGTATAACCAAAGTGGTTACAGTACCAACCCTTCTCATCAAGCTTTAATACAACTTGGTAGTGCTACTGGTGATGCTTATTTTCCCAGTACAGGAGAGTTTGCGGATAGTAGTCATAACTCAACTAGTGCCTTAACTTATACTTTGTATGGAAAAAGAACTTCAGGTTCAGGCTCAGTATATTGGCCTCCTGGTTCATCTGATGGAGCCACATTTACAGCTACGGAGATAGCACAATGACAGATACAGCAACAGCATTAACAGAACTAGGCGTAACAGAATGGGTGTTACGTGGAGAGCCAACAAACAAAGTTGAGTTTGAGACTATGTTCCGCAAGGTCATGGGCGCAGACAGCAACGGCTCTGCCATAGAAAGCTCAGACCCATCACACTTCGGTACAACGTGGGATGCAGTCAAAGCTAAGAAGGACGCCCTTGTAGCAGGAGAACCAATGAGGTTACTACGTGAAGAACGTAACCGTAGAATAGCAGAGACAGACTGGTGGGCATCAAGTGACCTAACCCTGACTGATGCACAGAAGAAGTACAGAACTGACTTGCGTGACATAACAAAGACTGCAACCAGTTTAGATGATGTAACTTGGCCTACAAAACCCTAGGAGTATAATATGGCAGAGATTAAAGTAACACTAACCGACACAGAACTAAAGTGTCTTGAGTATGCAGCAGCAGTTCCACAGGACTGGGCAGACAATGCTTTGACTAACAGGGCTAGGATAGCCAAGGATGAGATCATTGCGGCTCTTGTAGCACACTGCAACGCTAACTCAGTAGCACTAGCTGTTGGTGAAGATGCACAGGTAACACAAGCGTTTGACCTAAAGGTTGTCAAGAAAGCCTCAGAAGAGTAAGGAACATCAATGTCATACATCGGCACTGAACCTAAAGACATAAGATCATTTGGTAGAACTAAGTTTGACTATACTGCTACGCAGGGTCAGACAGCATTCACTGGTGCTGATGATGACGGTAAAGTATTAGCGTTTACCACAGGACAAATAGAGGTATACGTTAACGGTATCCTCATGGATGACAGTGACTTCACCACAACTGGCACTGGCACAGTTACACTAGCATCTGCAGCTAACTTGAATGACGTTGTTAATGTTGTATCCTTTGAGACTAACATACCTGACAGTAATTATGTACCTGCTTCAGGTGGTACGTTTACTGGTGCTGTTACTGCCGCTAATGGTTTGACTGTTGATGATGATGGCGCAACGCCTCTAACTGTAGATCGTGCTACTTCATTTGGAAATGTTGTAGATATACAAAAAGATGGCTCAACTGTTGGTGGTATCTCAACATTCTATGGAAACCCAATGTTTGGTAGGAATAGTGGGGCTAGGTTAGCTTTTGACACTAATGTAATTTATTCATCAAATGACGCAGGGTCTACAGCAGATAATGCGTATGCGCTTGGTAGTGCCTCATCACGTTTTACAGACATCTACCTATCAGGCGGTGCTTACCTTGGTGGCACTGGTGCGGCTAATAAGTTAGACGATTATGAAGAAGGAACTTGGACGCCAAGTTTTTCTTTTTCTGGTGGTTCAGTAGGCTATAGTTATCAAGCAGGTCAATACACTAAAATTGGTAGAAAGGTATTTGTTACAGCCAATATGATTTTAAATAGTGCGTCAAATCCAACTGGTGCAGTTCATGTAGTTACATTACCTTTTACTTCGGGAGATGATAGTAATGCTGTTATTGCTGAAGGTTATGTTGCTGGTGTAACTTATAGTCTTGTAAGGAATCTTACAACGCAATCTCCAAACATAAGGGGATATGTTCCCCGAAATAGCACTTATATGCTTCTTACAAACAATCATACAGGCCAAGGTCATGTTGCTTTTAATGCTTCTCTTCTAGGAAGTTCTACACTTCTATATATGTCGGCAACATATTTTGCAGCAGCATAACAAAATACCCTAGTCGGAGGCTAGGTAGTCAGTCCACAGCCATAAAGGAGATAAACAATGGCATTAACAGAAGAAACAGTACAAGATAAGATTGAGATAATTAAACCGTTTAATATGTTACAAATTAGAACCGCAACAATTATCAAGAAAGACGGTGTTGAGATTAGCAGATCATTCCACCGCCATGTCGTAGCACCAGATGCAGATACGTCAGGCGAAAGTGACGATGTTAAAGCATTAGCCACACAGTTTCACACTGATGCAATCAAGACAGCATATGCTGCACACTTAGCGGAGAGCGCACCCTAATGACAAGAGCAAGAGATGTAGCTAACCTCATAGGTTCTGGCAACTACAGTAGCACTACGTTCACAGCTACTGCAGGTCAGACTGTGTTTAGTATAGCACACACACAGAACTTTGTGCAGGTGTTTATGAATGGCTTGCTCTTAGACTTAACTGTAGACTACACAAGCAACGGATCAGCAGTAACACTTACATCAGGTGCAGCAGCAGGTGATGAGATAGAAGTTGTTGCATACAATACGTTCAGCGTTGGTGATGCACTCAATCAAGCAGCAGCAGATACACGGTATGTTAATACTGCTGGCGACAGTATGACAGGCAACTTAGGTGTCGGTGGTGCAGCAAATGGTTCTTACGCTATAACCTCATATAGCTCTGCTGGGCAAAACCTAAGACTAGAGAATGATGGTGAGGTTGGCTTTATACGTTTAGAAGATGATGGTGATCTAAACATTTGGGCGCATGGTGATGAAAATATTGGCTTTATAAATGGCACAGGTAGCGGCACTACGCGAATGAATATAGACGGTTCAGGCCGTGTGACAACTCCTAATCAGCCAATGTTTGGGGCTTATAACTATAGCGGAACTGCAACTGCCATAGGTGGTTATAATCCTATGCGTTGGGCAAATGTTCATACTAATGTTGGTAATCATTTTAATAACAGCACTGGCAAATTTACTTTTCCTGTTAGTGGTAAATATGTAGTATTCTGTAATATAAATCATAAAGCAGCCGATGCTAATTGGAGTGGTTTGTATATGCTTTATAATACCAGTGTACAAATGGTTAGTTGGAGTATGAATACCGCAGCTACAGAACACGATAATGTAATAATAAGTAGTCTAGTAAGTGCTAGTGCTAACGATACTTTAGCCTTTTGTTGGCATAACAGCTATACAGCGCCATCTACAAACGCTAGTTATAATATGGCTTACATTTATCTACTAGGCTAGGAGGAACATATGAGCAACGCAAGAAAACTAGCAGACAATCTTCCTACTGAGGGCAGTCTCTATGGGCGCAACATGATAGTCAACGGTTCAATGAATGTGGCACAGAGAAGTACCTCAGTAACAGGGTTAGGTGCTAATGCAACTGGGTACTATACTGTTGATAGATGGCAGATTGAAACAGGAGGATCAAACTCAGGTAGATTTACAATGAGTCAATCATCTGATGCTCCAAGTGGTTTTGGGAATAGTTTAAAGTTAGATTGCACAACGGCTGATACATCAATAGCTGCTGGTGAATACCTTCTTCTTGAGTATCATATAGAAGGTCAAGATTTACAAAGAATTAAAAAAGGTACTTCAGATGCAGAAGAAGTTACAATTAGTTTTTATGTAAAAGCTAATGCTGCATTTAATTTTGTATTAGAATTTTATGATAACGACAATAACAGAACTTGCAGTAAATTATTCCCTACTACAACGAGTTGGAATAGGGTAGAGCTTACTTACCCTGCCGACACTACAGGAGCATTTGGTGATGATAATGCCTCAAGTGTTAGATTATTTTTTTGGATTCATGCAGGTTCCGCCTATACTGGTGGTACATTAAATTCAAGTGCATTTAATACTCAAAGTTCTGCCAATAGAGCGCCAGGAATAAGTAGTTTTTATAGTAGTACAAATAATGAGCTTTACATTACTGGCGTTCAAATGGAAGTTGGGCCGCAAAGTACACCGTTCGAGCATGAACCAGTGGGAGTTACTTTGAGCAAGTGCCAAAGGTATTTTCAAAAGTATAATTACTCCAATGATCTTTCTAGTGTTACATCTGCAAACACACTTCCTGTTAACTGTTGTTATAATTCAACTGTAGCCTATGGAGGAAGCAAATTACAGCAAGAAATGCGAACATCCCCTACCTTTTCAGCTAGTGCGGCGAATACATGGGTCTTTTATACGGAAGGGGCTAGTCATGTTGTTTCAGAAATGACTGCATATGAAACAGGGCCTTTTATGTGGGGTATGAAATTTGTAACCTCTGGTTCATGGTCGGCAGGAAATGCCTTATATGGTAGACCTTCTAGCACTAGCAGTTATTACCAATTCGATGCGGAGTTATAATAATGAACATTACAAATGCACGTTATTCTATAAATCAAGACGGAAATGTTTCTATAATATATTGTAATATTGACGGTGTTCATCATGCTATTCCTTTAGCTGTTGGTAATAGACATTATGATGAAATTATGCGCCAAGTTGATGAAGGCTCTTTAACAATAGAGGAAGCCGACTAATGTTTGGCTTCGCAGCAGTAGCAGAGACACCACTCTCAGCAGAACTTACTAAGTACACCATAGGTATTGTTCCTGCTTCCGTATCTGCAGCTTCTGCGTTAAACGCTCCCCAGTTCTCTGGTGGTGTTAATCTTCCTGCTTTAACAGGGGTTTCTGCTACATTAGCTAACACTGCACTTGACATTGACGGTAAAGCAAATATAACTACTGCTAATGTAGCAAGCACTACAAGTATAGCAGCACTAACAACATCAGGTAAAGCAAACGTTACACACCCTTCACTGCTAGGAACATTTACACCTAACGTACCAAGCATAACAGGTATAGCTAATACAAACCTACCATCACAAGGTGCTATCTCTGGTGCAGTCTTTGGTGACAATGTACAACCAACAGGACAC